TATTAAGGTATAACCAAGAAAGTAAACCAGTAGAGACGTTATTTATAATACTATACTAATATACTAAAAAGCTATATCATTTGTATAAAAAATTGAATAATCCCTGTAGCAATTCGTTTCGAGCTGCATACCTTAATAATCGATAATTACGGATAAAAGAAAACCCGCGTCCGAATGGCTCGGCGCGGGTTGTAATTATCAAATTTTGCGGCTTGCGTTGATTATCAGATTTATAAAAATTGCATCTGCGATGATGGCGATGCGTCCGGGTGGAAGGGGATCAGCCGATAATTTATGAACTCCGAAGGCTGCGAACCGATAACGATCGGGATTATCTCGCCGGGCGATATACTCGATCGCAGGAACCATCCTAAGCGCCGCTGTGGCGCCTCGCCGCCCGGTGAACGGCCCGCATAGCCTGATGGACCGTTCGTTCGCTGTGCCGCCGTCTATGCGGGCTGTGACGTAGTGGCCGGACGACATAGCTTGATCCCCCTCAACCTTGCCTCGCTCTTGCGATCGAACGTCTCACCGAATGGTGCAAGCTCATATAGCTTGGGCTTGATCCGGCGGACGGTGAACGCAAGATTACCCGACCGATCGTAATAATCATGTGTTCGATTGCCGACATTCATCGGCGCAAAGTCGTCCCGGTATTTCATTGGCTGCATCCATAGCATGGCTGACCCTTGACGATCAGGCGATAACAGCGGGGGCATGTCGCCACGGGTGGTGAATATATCGAGCGTATGAAGGTGTGGCGATCCCAACTATCGTGTGGATCGTTCAAAAGCCCGCATACCGTGGCATAGCCGCGCGACATGTACGATTTACCAAGCCGACCATAGTGTGTGTTCATGACGCTTTTGATCGATCGACGAGCGGTCGGATCGGTGGTGCGATCAAGGATGACAATGCCGTGAAGCTGTCGCCGATGCATGTCGGGCAAGTCGTCGCAGGGATCATCAGTCATGGTCAAACCACCCCTTGATTTCAGCAATGCGCGCGTCAAGCGCTTCGCTCTTGGTCAAGTCGCCGTGAATCTGGATCGCGTGGAGTGCGACGGACAGGCGATCGGTGCCGCCCCATGATGGCTTGATCGGTTTCCACAGCGATACAGCTGCTGTCAACGGTCGATCGCTCAACAATACGTCTTGCGGGATGCGATAAGCCGCCGCCTTATACAGCAAGTTCGCCCAATCATTCAGCTTGGCTTCGTCGTCCACGACGATAACCGGCGGCTTGCTGGTTGTGGCATAAACGAATGGATGATCCTCACCCTTGATCGAACAGTCGGCAAAGCGATCGTCATAGGGGATTTTGATGCCATATTTGCGAATTGGCTCGGGCGCACCGTGAATGATCGACGGTTCATAAATGGCGGGACCACGCGGACCATTGATCAGCGCGGGGATTTCGACGGTGAAAATATCGGTCATGTTCTATGCTCCGTTGTTGCAACCGACATAATGGTCGTCAAACTGGTCGTCAAGGTGATAATCACGCCAGCGCATGAAATTATGCAGATTTATTGACCCTGACACCCGGTCCGACCTATATCTGCGATCATGACCGCCCCTGCGATCACCTTTGCCAGCGCATACGCGCAATTGACGGCGCCGCAGCGCTCGTTCGTTGACGGCTATGTGATCGAGGCTGACCGGGCTTATCCGTCGATCAGTGACGCGCTTTACCAGCCTATCCCGGCGGACGTGGTAGCGGCATCGCGTGGTTTGCTGGAAATGCCGCTGGTGCTGGCAGCGATCACCGAACAAATCAGCGCATTGGCTCGGGATCGCGAATTATCCAAGACGCGCGTCGTCCGGGAAATCATGGCGGTCGCATTCGCCAATATGGAGGATTTCGTCCGCGTCACCGACGTTGCCGAGGACGGTCTAGGCGGCGTGCCGCTTGGTGTGCCATCGCTCGATATGGCCAACCTGACGCGTGAACAGTGGGCGGCTGTGGAGTCGTTCGAAGTCGAAATGGACCCGCGCAACCCGTTCATCGTGCGTAAGCGTAAGATCAAGCTTTATGACAAACTGGCGGCAATCAAGATGCTGGTCGAATATACCGGCATGAACACGCCCGAGGGTCGCCACAACCCGAACAGCGGTCAGGGCAAGGCAAATCAACCGCTATTGCCCGCCGGTTCCACGGTGGAACAAGCGGGCGATCGTTGGTCGGCTATGATCAATGGTTAGTAATACGGACTTTTCGCCATTGCTTTTCAGCAGCGGACATGGCGCGTTCTGCGTTGGCTTGATCATCATAGCTTCCCCATTTACGCCAAATACCAGTCGTCCCCGGCCACGTACCGCCTTCAAAAACCTCGACAACAAATTTGCCTTTGGGATTATAACCTTCAAGCATGTCGTTCACTCCGTCTGTTGCACCCCTTATAATGGTCGTCAAACTGGTCGTCAAGCATAATGACCGCATATTTCGCTCATCAAGCTGATTTGTTTAGCCCGCGCCCAAAGCGGTCGTTGCCGGTTGAGCCGTGGAAGCCGCAACCGCTCGATCACCAGCAATGGCCACCGAACTATCTGGGCGCCTATGCGTGGCGGATTCAGGCGCTCAATATGCTGCGGTCCGATCCGTCGTTGATCGATGATGCGAAGGCATATTACCGCAATCACAAGGCGGAATTTATCTGCCATTGGATGGATACCTACAATCCGCGCAAGAAAGGCTCGGGTAAATGGGTGCCGTTCGTCCTGTTTCATCGTCAAGCCGAAATGGTCGAGTTTGTCGAGGAATTGGATCGTGATGAACAAAACGGACTGATCGAAAAGGCTCGCGATATGGGCGCAACGTGGTTGTTGTGCGCCTATAGCGTGTGTTGCTGGTTGTTCGACGACAATGACGCAACCGGCTGGGGATCGCGTAAGCAAGAGCTGGTGGACAAGCTTGGTGATCCGGATAGCATTTTCCAAAAGATGCGGTTGCTTGTCGATCGATTGCCCGACGTGTTCCTGCCACGTGGTTTCAAGCCTCGCGAGCATGCGACGTTCATGAAACTTATCAATCCGGAAAACGGATCGTCGGTCACTGGCGAAAGTGGTGACAATATCGGTCGTGGCGGTCGTAAAAGCCGCTATGTCAAGGATGAGTCCGCGCACTACGAACGACCCGAGAAGATTCAAGCGGCGTTGGATGATAACACCAACGTTCAGATTGATATTTCGAGCGTCAACGGTCTTGGTAATGTGTTTCACCGCAAACGTGAAGCGGGGATCGACTGGTCGCCCGGCAAGGTGATCGAGCCGGGCTATACGCGCGTGTTCGTGTTCGATTGGCGTGATCATCCTGAAAAGGATCAGGCTTGGTACGATCGGCGCAAGGCTGCGGCTGAACGCGAAGGCATGCAACACATCTTCGCCCAAGAGGTGGATCGTAATTACAGCGCTGCCGTCCAAAACACGATTATCAGCTATGATTGGATTCGTGCGGCGGTCGATGCTCATTTGATGATCCCGGCGCTTCGCATCCAACCGCCCGACGTATGGATGGCAGGCTTGGACGTTGCTGACGAAGGCATGGACAAGAACGCCCTAGCGCTCCGTCAATGGGTCATCCTGCGCAGTGTCGAGCAATGGGGCGAGCGCGATCCCGGCGTTACTGCTCGCCGTGCTACCATGCGCGTTCGTGGTCATCGTGGCATTCGCGTACAATATGACTCGATCGGCATCGGGTCGAACGTCAAGTCCGAATATAATCGCATGATGGACACTGGCGAATTGGCGCGTGGTGAAGTGATCTATGTGCCGTGGAATGCTGGTGATGAGGTGCAAGACAAATTCGCCCGCATTATTCCCGATGATGAACAGTCGATGTTCAATAAGGATTTCTTTGGCAATATGAAAGCCCAAGCGTGGTGGTCCATACGTACCCGCTTTTACAAGACGTTCAAGATGGTCGAGGCAATCAAGAATGGTCAAGTACCGCCAATCTATCCCGCTGATGATCTGATCAGTCTGGATAAAGCTGGTCTTGGCGAAATGCTCGATCCGCTCATGAAGGAACTGGCACAACCGACCCAAGGGTTGGGCGCCGGGCTGCGGATGATCGTGGACAAAAAGCCCGCTGGAACACGCTCGCCAAACATGGCGGATGCTGTTATCCAAGCATTCTTTCCGGCGCCCGAGACGGGCAACACGGCATTGGTGGGGTCTTACGGCGGATGAGTTGGAACGACGATCAAGAACAGGTCGGGCGCAACGAGTATCTTACCGTTGGACCTTATCCTTTTGCTCATCAACGCGATGCAGCATGTAACAAATTGTGCGCCGATGGAACAGGATGGTATATGCATTCGAGCGATGTTGATCGCCGAACTGGTCATTATATCTGCATTATGGCGCGTTGGGTAAAAGGGCTTGAATCAGCATGACGACCATCGCAACTTTCCCCCGCGCGTTCGATAATGCGCCCGGCATGAAGACCACGCCCGAGGCTGTAGCAGGCGCCAAGGCGCATCTGTCGCGCGAAGGCATCCAACGGGACGCGATGCTCCGTCGATCGCCTGCGTCGGCTGCCATGCTCGAATATTGGGACCTTACCGACACCATCGTTGATGGGATCGCGGCACTGCGTCTTGCGGGTCAGGTATATTTGCCACGGTTCACCGATGAGGAAGACACGGAATATCAATTCCGCCTCAAGATGACCAAGTTGACCAACGTGTATCGTGACACGGTTGAAGGACTGGCGTCCAAGCCGTTTGAACAGGAAGTCACACTGGTCGTTGATGAAAACAAGGCCGTCCCGTCCGAAA